ATGCCGAAGATAACTGCATCTGCTGCCCTACTGTGGAGACGCCTTCCTGTCTGAGTCCTGTAAGGGCCCTTGAGAAGGTGGCCGACTCCAGGTCGTCCAGCAGAATTGCCAGTTGCTGGAAGATATAGTTCGGCAGATCGGGCACCCTCATCCACCAGAAATCAGCCGACTCCCCTGTGAGCCACTTCTCGGCGTTGTACTCTTCTTCGGCCTCCTCTACAGGCTTGGCCGTACCAGGCCTCGGAAAGCCTGCCGCCAGAACGGCGTTCTGAATGGACGTTATCGCCCTTGATATGGCCTGTAATATCTCAAACACAGGCTTAATAATAGACATAGCCATGAAAGACGGGTTCCCTTGATCGCTGGAAACAGGCAGGTATCCAAACCCTGCGAACGCGCCGACATGAGGGACGATACCGAAGTCGTTATCATGAATAAAGACCGCTTCGCTAACGGTCTTACTCCCCTCGTTTGTCGTAAACATGGCGTGGTATTTCTTGCAGAAGTACTCCACAACGGTGGTCTGCTTAAACCTCTCTCCCCCATGATCGTAATTACCGCCCATCTTGCTTGCGATATCTGATAAGTCGCCCTTCTTCATATGCTTGATATGTAGGGAGAACCGCGACTGCTTCTGAAAGGGCTCAAACAGGACCTCAGTGGGATTCGCCGAGCGTATCTTGAACGGGTTCCACTGTGCCACTTCTCCTTTATAGCGTCTCTGTGCTACCTTGAACTCCGCTTCGGAAGCGTAATCGCCCTTCTCTGGCTCTTCGGGTTCTTCGGAGAGTTCTACTGTAGGGCCGATAGCCACCCCGTATCCGTAGGCCATGAGATACCATGCCAGGGTACGGAACGGTGAGAGGTGTTCACTCAGCATGGCGCTGTCGAACACGGCGCTTAAGAACCGTTCGATGCGGTCATTGCGGGCCTTTTCTGTCGACGACACCTCGCTCTCGTCTTTCTGTGACATGGGAGCGCGGCTGATAACTGGCTTATTCGCCACCAGGGCGTTAGCGGCTCCTTCGACGATGCTGTACCCGCGGGCGCTGCGTAGCTGTGGCCTTTCTATACCAGGCCTCCACAGGGGATAGTTCCCGCCGATGTACTGATCGGCCTCGATGCAGTTGGCTTTTGTCGCGGCCCACACGTCGCTATAGTGTTCAAAGATAGGCTTTATAACATCTACTGTCGGGCGTTCGTCAAATTCTGCCATTACATTTCCTTCTAGCTATATGCGTAGCTTATCACGCCTTTCTTCGGGTCACGGTTAAACACTCTTGCGTGGGAGAGCATCTGTAGGGCCCCCGCCCAGGACATGACGTGATCGTCATAGGCCCCTTCGGCGGCTTTTAGTCTTCCTTTCTCGTCCCTGATGAAGCTCATCATCTCGTTCACCGCCTCCCTGCACCGTACCACGATCTGTTGTTGCTCGATACTCTGTCTCAGATCACTCAGCATGAGTATCCTCGTTCCTGCCACGCCTCCTGTTGTCAGCCACCCTCTGTGTCTCGGTTCCCTCCTCCAGTTATCGGCGTGGTGATACATGCGGTATCCGTATCCCATATCCACCAGGTTAGTAACGATGGTCTGGCCTTCCGCGTTGGCTTCTACGCCTAAGAACGCCCTATTGTACTCGTTACACAGGTCATATATGGCGCGGGACAACTCGTCCTGAGAGGGCCTGCCGTATATCTCGGCGACCTGTTCCCGTCCACGGTAGTCTAACACAACCATACAGGAGTATGAGCCTGTTTTGCCCCATGCGGTATCGGCGAACGCGACGTACTGCCTGCCCACCATTGGCTTCTTCCATATCCGAACGAGCGCGGCCTTTATCTCTTTGGGCTCCATCGTTTCGCTCATAAGGGAGGCGAGGGCTTCCTGGCTAAAGAACGAGTTGGCCTGTGTCGGCCTTAGTGCCTCGTCCTCGTAAGTGGGATAGTTCTGCTCCATGTAGAGGTCGGGGGTCATCTTCTCTGTTTCGGGCACGTCGGCGCGTATCTGGTCGTACCACGCCTGATCCCGCCCTGGCCTCACATTCCATGGTATGAAGACTTTAGCCCATCCGCTACTTTCAGGCACTGGCTATCCTTTCGGGATCGCAGAAGAAGCAGACCTTCCAATTGTCACCCATGGCAGCCTCCATATCGCCGACTGTAGAGAAGTTCAGAGGCTCGCTGTGTTGCATACTGGCGCTCTTTTTGTAACGGTGGTGGATAAAACACGCCGTCCCGTGGGCTTTATACGCCCTCCCTCTGTACTGTCCGTAAACGGCATAGACGTACTGGGCGTTGTTAAAGCCGTTCTTCCCTGTCAGCCATTCCCCTAAGAGCTTCCGAAATCCCCACATGTCGCCCCCTTTCTTTAGGCCCTGCTGGCATCCCCCCTCGCCCCTCTATATATCTGCTTGAATAAACTCGTCATCTTGAACTTATTAGCCGTCGACGCCTGGATCAACTGACCCCCCGCGTCGATAGTCGGCTTAACAGCCGCGTAATTGGTGTCCAGATGCTCATGGAAGTCGGCCTCATCCTGAATAACAAGACTCGCCGTCTCCGACCGACCAGCGTGTTCGGTGCTGGGTAGGGCTGTCACTTTTGACATCATGGTCGGAAAGGATATCTCAGTCCCGCTATCCGTCCCTACGGGTTGTTGAAGTGCTGGATGAAGCTGGGTGTGAATAAATTTGACCTTATCCACTAAGTCCCCTGCCTCGTGTTGTCCTTTACTCAGCATTAGAACGACGGCCCCTTTATGGTACAGTGCTGTCCACAGGGCGTAGGCTGCCAGTAGCCACGACACCCCGACCTGTCTCGCTTTTAGTATCACCACCAGCCGTTCTGTTCTGAGGGTGTGGGCGAGGCTCTCTAAATGCTCCCATTTCTCAAACGGGATCACACTCAGGCCTGGAGGGGGCTCCAAAACCTTTACATAGTCCAGGAAGTCCACGAACGAGGCTTCTGAAACAGCCCTCATCAACTCCTGTGTTGTCGCCGCCTGTACCATAATCCCAAACCACTAGTCCTTATAAACGGTAATAAACTCTGGGGTCCCGTCCGCCATTAACGCTCCCTCGTTCCATTCCGCAACCCACTCTTTTCTGGTATCCCCGCTGTCCCACATATAATCACCCCCTAAACTAAGAAAAGGACCGTTGGATAGGACAAAACCAACGGCCCATTCAGGAGGAGAGACATGACCTATATAGCCTTGCCACTGCAACAAATCATACCACAACTATACCTCCACAATCAAGAAACCTACTTCTCCTTCCCTTTCCCCTTCATCCCCTTCCGCTTATAAACCTTCGCCCCCCTCTTCCCCGCTACCGTATACGGAAACTTCTTACCCTTAACCACAGGCATCCTATACACCCCCTGTTAAAATTGACCGCACCTATCCTACGGCCCTAAACAAACTTTAGAAGAAGAACTATTAAAACGTATTCCCCAATCTAACCCCTCTGGCCCATACCCTGACGCTGTGTAAGCGGCAGGAGCCAGGGGTATAAGTCTAAGTCTACTTTTAAGACATAGATCGCCTATTTATAGTGTACACGCCCACTCAGGCAATCCGCCCTCAACCGTCTAGGTACACACTCGATCCAGGTACCGTTACAGTTTTTCAGGATGCTCCATCAAAAACACCCCTTAATCCCACGAAGCCCGCTAGGTTACGGGCCTTGGCCCCACGTAAGGGTTATGTGGATTGGCTCTCTCTATACTAACCTATATCACTAACACTTAACAAGATAGTAGTAAATAAAACATCCGTTCCCCCCCACCTCAACCTAACTATCCTGGGTGGTGACGCTTTTCGTAAAAGTGAAAAATAGGTCGCGGATTATTATGGGGTAGGTACTCCTATACGATACCCCCGCCCCCCCCTGGACGGTCGCGCGCTCTCCTTTCCCTTGCTCGCATCGACTCCCTAGCTACACCAGAAGCCCACTTCCTAGCTGGCAGCTCCTCTATTTCTATCTACATTATAGCTAGGCGGTCGAGGCATGGCCACATACTAGCCACTGCTAGCTGTTAGCATCCTGATCTTTATCCTTGGCGCTGGTTAACATAGCCTTGAGTTCCTCTAGGCTATGCTCACTCCGTAGATCGCTGACGATAGTTAGATTTAAGTTTTTATTGTTC